GTCTGGGTAATGTTACAAAAAATAACCTTGAAGCAATCCTTTAGGATAGCGTCTTTCAGACAAGCTCGAAGCTCGAACTCATATAAAGATATGAGACACGACATCGACCATCGTGTTTTATTGTGTAGTTAAGGTACTACAGGTAAACTATCGTAATGATAGAGTACTGGGACATTCAAAAAGAATATCAAATTGAAATCTGTGCCAGCAGAAGCATAGATATCGAGATGAGCGTGATCAGAACTCAAATCAGCATTTGTGGGATACAACATAGTTATAGCAATAGAATCAGAATTTGATTCATCATCCAATTTACCATTATTGCGTGATAAAACACTGTTGCTCAGAAATTTGTATCTGCTATACATAGGTACACTAGTATTGTTACCTGCCATTGTTCGTTGATTTACAATATTTAATCCCGTCATACCTAGGGATTGATTCTCACCATCACAGACTCTTCTTTCATAATCCAAATTTCCCGTTCCAGGATCATCAAAATTAGTGATTAAGAAATTAGATGATGTATGTGTTTCAGTGGATCGTGCCACAGTGACAGCATTTGAACCTTGAAGATAACTACCATTTACATAATAGTGATACGAACCTCTCGAACCAACAAAACAGGTTGAAAACCATGTTGTGTAAGTCCAACATACCCAATTATACGGTTCGGAAACTGCTGAAGTTAATCCTATCGCTGTATTGTAACCGTAAGTATCATACCCCGGATATGCTAACGATCTACCAAGAACACTCCGCATGGTACAATGTCTCTGTAATACAACATTTGCAGTTTCATTAATTCTTCGATACATAGAACTTCTGCGCATGAGTTGACGTAAAGAACTCACATGCTCTCCCATATAAATCAAATTCGTGTTAGGATCTGTGGTTGAAGGTTTTGTTCCTAAATCAAATTGCGTATTACCACTATCGAAATCTCCCTGGATAGCATATGGAGATATGGTATTATCAAGATCTACAGGTGCACAAAATTCCATATTATCTGATGCTCGAACAAAAACAAGTATATCTATATCTGCTGTGGTTATGGGACTTGTTTGTTGATTCAAGACTCTCATAGTTAACAAACCATTATATTTGGATCCGACCGCAGTAGTTAAGATACCCGAAGATCCAAATACTTGACCAATTGAAGTATCCACATTCAAGTATGAAGTAAGCTGAGTGTATGGTACAGTGAATTCAATTTCATTCTCCTCAGATATATCAACAATACGTGTGTATGTTTCCGTGGTATAATCACCCGATGAGGCAATATCACCACGTGGATCCCAATTAATTCGAACACGACCTTGATGAAATTTGGTACAAATAAACTTGAACTTATAAATAAGATCACCTCTCCAATACTTGAAACAACGAGCCACATGAGACATTGGTGTGGCATAAATTGTATCCCCATTGGTTATTGATTCCGTAGCTTGCAATCTTGGTGTGACACGTGAATAGAAAAGTGATGTATTAATGGTATCTGTTGCTGACCACGAGGTAGAAAATATATAACTCTCACGCGTCACAAAAGAAGAAATTAACAATTCGTCTGAAACATCAGCTCCTGCTATTTTAGGATCTATCGTCAGTTCATTCTTGGAATCTAAAGTTAGTTTCTCGATAGGATGACCAATATCGGTTGCTGCCATATTTGGGAATGGTTTAGGTACATAAGCATGTACATCATCAATCACAGGTACATCAGTATAACCAAATAAACTTGCTATCTCAGAGACTGCCTCAGCGGCATAACTCGTTGCAGTTGCGAATGGTCCAATAATAGGAACTGAAGATAGTGAACCAGCAGCTCTGGCTATAGCCGAAGCTGGCTTAGAAACTGTTCCTTCATGTGAATATTCATCTTTCTTCCCTCTCTTACCTTGTACAGCTAAACGAACTGTAGGACCTGCTACCTCAATATCTTCAGCCCAAGCATAAACAGTAATTCGAATGGGTGAAGTGGAAGTTGAAGCAACTTTAAGTGTATCAAAGGAATTCACAAAAATGGCGCCCATTTCGGTTAAATCAGTCGAACTAGTAGCATCTAACCAGTTTTTGTGATAGAGAAAGGGTAATACCATTTCACCGCCCTGACTATTAGCTGGATATAAATAGATATGTGGACGTTGTGAAAATGGAATATTCTCTAATCTACCAGCCGAAGATAATATAACTGGGGCTGGATTAAAATTTGTCATAGGTTGATATGAAGCAATTGCACAACCATAATAAAATGGCGAAGCATTAATAACAAATTTTAAATGTAAATTGCATCTAACCATGTAATAATTATCTAACTTCTTCTTGATAGATGTATGGTTGAAAAATAAGTTCCATGGATGAAAATTATCTGTGGCGGCATCTAATGTACCACCAACAGTCCAAGAAAACTCCTGAATTTGTACTGGTCTTTTAAGAAAATCTCCTAGATCGACATTTTGGGAGTTATCCACTTTGGTGTAGGACATAGGATGTGGTATCGAAGAAATCACATTATTATCACTATCATTGAAACCAACATTTTGTTCAGTAGATTCAGCTGAAGCAACCACAGCTTCAGTATCAACCCCTGAATCGGCTTGGATTCTCAAGAGCATGTTTGATAAATATTTATCATGATAGTCAGTAAGGCTGACAAGGCCTGTAGAGTTTTCACATGAGATTCTACAAAATCTCGACATATAATTAGTACTTTGTACATTTGTTTTTTCATTTTGTATTTTGACATTCAACATAAATTTTTGACAAACTGTCCTGCAACTTTACCACGATACGTAAGCTTACAGTCATAAGCCTCACACAACATTCTCCCACTACGCGTTTGTGGGAACGTTAATAAATGTTGCTTCCTTGCAGACACAAGCGCTTCGCTTGTGAGTTTGATATTTTAAATTACTATATATGGAGGACGATACCATAAATATTTATACAGATTAAAATAAATAAAAACCTGTTGTTCTAATCACTCCCCATGGGAAAGTAAATGTTAAAAGAATCACAATGTTTTGAGCTCCTTTTAAAACTATCACACAATTCCTCGAACGTGGGAAATGTGCTATCTTCGACCCAAATATCCCAATTTAGGTCCTTCACTAGTTTCTTAAATAGTTCAGTCTTTTCCAAAAAGACATCCTTACCATAAAAGAAATATTCTCTCAAAGCAGTTGATATAACTGCTATACCTTGAGCTTCTTCAGTGATAGTTTTAGATTTGTTCCAAACCATCAACATCTTCTCTATAGAGTCATGATCTAATGGTGCCACCATGCACCCTAGATCCTCATCTCTTCTCCATGTTCTCTTCAAAAAAGAAGCATCATTAATGTTTATGAACGGCACACTTTCAGCCTCTTTATCTGCCATGGTGTAAACAATATCCAATTCAGCGAATTGATTAGCAATTGCCGTGTGATTAAACCAAGGGGTCTTTTCATTCACAGACATAATATTATCATCACCATATGTCATCAAACTCACATTTTCTTTAAAGCTATCAACACTTTTTCCAGGATTTAATAAAGCATAAACATAGCGCATACGAATACAATTCACAATACCATTCAAGATGACAGTCAATGGATTACCTGATGGATTAGATCCAAAAAGTTGGATAAGATCCCCATTATAATCGACTAAAGCAAACGCTGTATCTTCAGCTATGCAACGAACCACTTGTATATCTTCTTCCGTATAATTTCCCGACATTTTCAAAAAAGTTATTATAACATCGAAAGCTAATAGTATTTCTTTGGGACTCATCTTCTTGTCGAAAGCTTTGTAGTCTCCTGCAACTATATTATCCTCACCATGCAAAACAATGTAATCGTACATTTCTTGCCATTCAATGGATTGAGCTATTGTTCCTGGAGCGGACTCAAATGCTAATCTTTCATTTTGTACCAATCGTGTGTATGATAATAAATACTTTCTTACTACTATGGTCCAATCAAATGGAGCCCCTGTAAAAACTCTTGTTTTTCCGATTTTTGATTTCTTATGCGTAACTGGTTCATCTTTCAAATGGGCACAAAAATTGGGGTGAGCTTGTTCATTTTTCTTATATCTCAATATGATATCATCAACCCTATTCATTATTTCATCATTTACTTCTACAGGATCAAGCATACCATG